TTTAATGGTAAAACACCTGATTTTTTAGTAGGTTTACAACAATATAACCATCAGGAAATACTAGCAATAATGCAAACACCTGAATGGAATAACAGATAATAATTATGAAAGAAATAGTAAATATTAATTTAGAGACAAGTACAGCACCTGAAATAAAAGAAGTAAGCAATAAAGAATATATTACTTATGGTACTGAAAACTGGGCTAATTTATATCCACAGTTTTTAATTGATTTATATTATAACTCATCTACACAGGCCGCTATTATAAATGCTACATCTGAAATGATATCAGCTGAAGCTTTAGTGATTGAAGATGAAGAGGATAGAAATCTTGAAGCTAGAGTTAAACTTGAAAACTTTATAAATAGAGCAAATGGTAATGAGAGCTTACATGAGGTTATAAAAAAGATAGCTTTTGATTTTAAGTTACAAGGAGCTTTTGCCTTAAATATTGTTTGGACAAAAGATAGAACTGAAATAGCTGAAATCTATCATGTCCCTGTAGAAAAGGTTAGAGCTGAAAGACCAGATGAATTTGGTAAAGTTAGAGCTTATTATTTATCATCAGACTGGGCTAATACTAGGCATAATAAACCTATAAGGATACCAGCTTTTAATGTTAATGATAGAACATCACCAAATCAAATAATGTATAGTGGGTTATACAGCCCTAGTATGAATGTCTATCATACACCTGATTATGTTGCTGCTAATAATTGGGCTTTATGTGATCAAAAAATTGCTGAATTTCACCTAAATAATGTAACTAATTCTTTTAGTGGTAGTTACATGATTTCCTTCAATAATGGGGTGCCAACAGCTGAAGAGAGATATCAGATAGAAGAAAGCTTAAAAGAAAAATTTACTGGTAGTAAGGCCGCTGGCCGCTTTGTACTTACTTTTTCAGACGATAAAAGTAGAGCCCCAGAATTGATGCCTTTGAATACAGCTGATTTAGACAAGCAATATCTCGCCTTACAAGAGCTACTCGTTCAAAACATTCTTACTGGCCATCGTGTCACTTCGCCAATGCTCATGGGAATCAAGAGTGACACAGGTTTAGGAAATAATGCTGACGAAATCAATAGTGCTGCCAATTTCTATTTGAATACAGTTGTAAAACCATTCCAAGACCATATAGTAAAAGAGTTAAGAAAAATATTCCAAGTGAATAACATGGATATGCCTGTAAACTTTGTACAGTTAAAACCTATTACTACAAGATTTACAAATCAAGATTTAATGGCTGTGATGACGCAGGATGAAATAAGAGAGGAACTAGGATTGCCACCATTAGATGAAGAGGTGGTAGTAAAAGAAGATTTAGCTAAAGTAGGTAGTATGATTACAGATGGTAAAGAATTACCTCTATATGATACGATTGAAGAAGCTGAAGCTGAAGCTAAAAGAATTGGTTGTAGCGGTTCGCATTCGCATACGCAAGATGGCAAAGAATATTTTATGCCTTGCGAAAATCACGATCAAATAAAAGGTTTAAAGCTAAAACATAAACAAGAGTTTGATGCTTTTATAGATGGTATGGAAGATGTACCAGATGAATGGGAGTTAATAAGTGAAGAGGTTGTAGATGGTGAACATCAAGAGTTTGATTTTGAACGTACTCTAAATGATTTTGCTTATTTAAAAACAGAACTAGCAAGTACTGGAACTGCTAGACCTAATGCTAGAAGTGAGCAAGATGGATTAAATAAATCAGGTAATGATTTTTATAAGGTAAGATATGTATATGCTGAAGATGAATTTTTGAAAAGCAAAACAGGAGCTGAAAGACCTTTCTGTATTAAGATGATGGAAGCTGGTAAAGTTTATCGTAAAGAAGATATCTTACAAATGAGTAACATGGTTGTAAATGATTACTATTATTCTGATAGGCAAAACAGAAATATAGGATGGGGACCAAAAGGAGATTTAACTTACTCAATATGGTTAGCTGACCAACAATGTTGTAGTAAATCTGATAAACATGAATTTTACAAAGGAGGTGGTAATTGCCATCATTTCTGGTTAAGAAGGATATACAAAACATCTTTAAGAGGTGCTAAAAGCAAGATAAATGATAGCCAATTAATAGGATATACTAAAGCAAGAAGTGAAGGGTTTACAGCTGAAAAAAATGATAATCTAGTTGCTAAACCACCTAAAAGAATGAAGGATAGAGGTTTTTTACCTAAATAAAAAAGATAAGACATGGCATATATATTACTAATTAGTGAACAAAAATTAAAAGAAAGTACTGCAATAGCTCAAAATTTAGATACAGAAATACTATTGCCTTATGTACGACAAGCTCAAAAGCTTTATGTAGAGAGTAAGCTAGGTACTAAACTAACAGATAAGCTAAAAGATTTAGTTAAAAATGGTACTCTAGGTAATGTAGGTAATGAAAACTACAAAACTTTAGTTGATGATTATATAGGCGACATGCTTCCTAACTGGGCTTTTTATCATGCTGTCCCATTCTTAAGATTTAAAGTAGAGAATGGCAATATATATTCTAAAACATCAGAAACTGGTGTAAGCTTAACAACTGAAGAAAGCCAACATTTGAGAGAAGAAATCAGGAATACTGCCGAATATTACACAGAGAGGATGATTGACTATGTAAGGCAAAATATAAGCTTTTTCCCAGAATACAATACAAATACTGGGGCTGATGTAGATCCTGATCCTAATGCCTATTATAATGGCATGAATCTTGAAAAACCAAGGCAGGGTACTGAACTTACTTTGAGAAACTTTTTAAATGCATCTGATTACTCATAATGAAAAAATATTACAAACCAAAAAAAACTAACGTAACTAAATTGAAATCATATTTAGATAAAAATAATACAAATGGAAAAAGTAAGGGACACAGTACAAGTAGCTGTAGCAAATAGTACAGCAATAGGTTTTAGTATAACTGAATGTAATGAAATACTTACATTTGTTTCACTTATACTGGCTATATCCTTTACGATTTTTAAGTTTTTCAAATACAATAAAAATGCCTAAAAAACGCAAACTAAACTCAACTAATCCAAAGTATATAAAATCAAATGAAAATGATATTAAGGTACGCAAAGAATTTGTTAAAGAAGTTAAGGGATGCAAAATATATAAACTATACTGCCTCTAGTTTGAATTTAATTTATTTTAAGATTTCAGAGTTTGATAGCCCTGATGAGGTTGGTTCAGGATATAGAATGAATAAAGATTTTTTAAGAAGATTAGATACAGCTAGAGGAATTGCTGGTATACCTTTCAAGATAAATTCTGGATATAGGACAGCAGCTCATAATACTAAAATAGGTGGAAGAGTAGGATCAAGCCATAAAAAGGGTTTAGCTGTTGATATAGCATACAAAGGAAGTAGAGAAAGGTATTTGATAATCAATGCTTTGATGATAGTAGGAGTAAACAGATTTGGAATAGGTAAGACTTTTATACATGCAGATGTTGATAAAACAAAAGATGAAGATGTAATATGGCTCTATTGAGCTTTTAAATTTGAATATTAACTAAATTAATTTATTATGAAATTTATTTTAACACAATTACTAAAATCAAAAAAGGTATGGTTAGGTATATCATCTATTATCATTCCTATGGTAGCAAACTTTTTAGGAGCTGATGAAGAAGCTGTATCAAAGATATGGTATTCACTATTGGCTATGTTACTTGGACAATCAGCAGCTGATTTTGGTAAAGAACGCAAATAATAGGTATAGGTTAAAAAAGCATGAAATACATGCTTTAGAACAAATGAGGGACGCTGATAAGAGGAATGTTCTTGTTATCGGCGACCTTCATGAGCCTTTTTGCCTAGATGATTACTTAAGCTTTTGTATAGATAAATACTATGAGTACATGTGTACTGAAGTGGTTTTTATTGGAGACATAATTGATAATCATTTTAGCTCATACCATGAAACAAGTGCCGATGGGTTAGGTGGTTTAACTGAATTAAATCTAGCCATAGAACGTATACAAAGATGGAGAAACGCATTTCCTGTGGCTACTGTGGTAATCGGAAATCATGATAGGATTATAATGAGGAAGGCACAAACATCATCAATACCTAGTAAATGGATAAAATCATACAAAGATGTTTTAGAAGTACCTGAATGGAATTTTGTAGAGAGATATGAAAAAGATGATGTACAGTACATACATGGTGAAGGAGGTACAGCTAGGACAAAGTGTAGGGCTGATATGATGAATACAGTACAGGGACATCTACATACTCAAGCCTACTGTGAGCATTATGTTGGTAAGAAGTTTAGAGTATTCGGATTACAAACTGGATGTGGTATTGATCATAAATCTTATGCTATGGCTTATGCAAAGTATGGAAAAAGACCAGCTGTAGGTTGTGCTGTAGTCTTAAACAATGGTAAGACACCTATCAATTTATTAATGGAGCTGTAATGTATATATTATATTTTTTCTTTTCTAATGAAAGCTATTGGTAAGATATTAATACTTACTGTATCTACAATATCTATTATTTACATCCTATTACTTATTTTAATAGCATCTAAAGAACTTTTTAAAGTTTTTAATAGTTGCATATAGCTTAATTTTTTAAAGCTCTTATATCAAGTAATTTACTTTATTCACATATACTTTGTTAATAACTTTGTTAGTTATTTTGTTAGTTATTATTTTTTTTTATATCTTTGTGGTATTAAAAAAAATAATTAATTTAAAGAAAACAGAAATGGAAAAAGAAATATTAAAATCTTGTAAACAACACTTATTAACACTTAAATACTTAAAAGAATTAACATTTAAGTACGATGAAACAGACCAAGAATTAACGTCAAAAGAATGGGAAACAATAAAACAATTTGAAATTGACAAACGAAAATGGTTATGGTCTTTTGATAATGTTATGACAGCAAATGAATATTGGAATTTTCAAATTGAAGCAATTAAAAATATAATAAATAAAAATAATTAAATTAACAGGGGGCGTAACAGCCCCCATAAAAAAATAGAGAAATGGAAAAATTAAATTATGTAGTTGAGTATAAGCATAAAATACATGGTTATACTTTTATTATGAGTAGTGATGAATACTCAAAGTTTATGAATACTAAAAATGCTAGAGGTAAATTCATTAACTGGAATAAAGATTATGAGGTGGTAAGATACATCTGGAATAATGAAAAGAAAAAAGAACCTATTACAGATTTACAGTTTTATGTTTTATGTGGTGTAATGTGTGTTGCTTTTATGTGTTCACTTTTATTATATATACAATGGAATTATTAAGCGAATACTGGGTACTCAAAGGGTGCTATGATGCTGTATCTGTTTATGATTATAATACTGATACTAAATGTGTTGATTATAAGAATTCAGGTGGGTGTGTTGTAGTAGTGGGTACCAAAGAACAAATAGGAGATAAGTTTAGATACATGTTGAGAAATCATGGATGGCAATTAAGAGATAGCTTTACTATTGATACAAAACCTGAATGGTTACAACTGTATAATGAGAAAAAAGAATGTTTAATTTTAAATGCAAGATAATGAAAAAAGATAAAGAAATAATAAAAAGAATGAATAACATAAATACTTTTATGGCACATGAAAATGAAGTGTGTTTAGGTGGAACTGATGAATATGGTAAACAGTTTACAGTATGGTGGGATAGTTATGATTTTTTAGAGTGGATAGATAAGAACAATATAAAAGAAATAAAAAAAGCACTTATTAAGCATATAAAAAATAAATAATATATTTACAAAAAAAACTAGAGATATGAAATTAAATGATTTAAAAAAAGAGTTACCTTATAAATGGAGGGTACAAAGTATTAGAAATGGTAGAGCTGCATGTGTAGCTTATATAGATGCTAGAGATTGTCAAGATTTACTAGATGAAGTATGTGGAGCTGAAAACTGGCAAAGCATATATTATGAAGAAAGTGGTTTACTTTTCTGTAAGGTAGGTATATGGAATGAAAAGCTTAATGAATGGGTTTTCAAATCTGATACAGGATCAGAAAGTAATGTAGAAAAAGAAAAAGGACATGTATCTGATGCTTTTAAAAGAGCATGTGTTTCATGGGGTGTAGGGAGGTTTTTATATAGATTACCTATACAAACACTTAAAACAAAGAAATATACAAATGGTAGGGAGTATCCTTACATACCAGAAAAGGATAAATTAATCTTTGATGGTGAAACTTTAACTAATTATATTAACTGGAAAATTAAAAATCAAAAATTATGAAAAACGTAAAAATTAAAGATTTTTCTAAAATAGGTATTAACCATTTTAGAGATACAGATATGTTACAGCAATTCAAAAACCAGCTGCATATTGTAAAAGAATATGAAAAGAATGGTGTTGATTATGTGATACTATCTACACTAGATGGGTTTACTTGTAAGATGGAAAAAAGTAATGTAGAAATAATTAAAAAGAGTACTAAAACTAAAAAGAAAAAATAAGATGATAAATATACATGGAAAAATAAAACAGATTTTACCTTTACAAACAGGTGTATCAAAAGCAGGTAAAGAATGGAAAAAACAATTATTCTTAATAGAACAAGATCAGGAGTATAATCCTGTAGTTTGTATAGAAGCTTTTGGAGCTGAAAAGATAGATAAGTTAAATAAATGTTTAGAAGGTGATACTGTTGATATGGATTGTTTTGTAGGTAGTAGAGAGTGGAATGGAAAATACTTTACAACTATACAAGCTTTTAGATTTAATAATAAAAATGCAGAAGTACACAATACTCAAGAGTTTGTTACATCTGATGATAATGATGTTGATTTACCATTCTAAAATGAGAGATAAAGAAAAGTTTACTGATATTTGTAATATAGTAACTAGAACTTTACAATTACCTGAAAATTCTTTAGTAGGTAAAAGTAGAAAAGCTGATTTATCTACAGCTAGGCAAATAGCGATTGTTGTAGGTTTAAATAAAGGTATTGATAGAAATACTGTAGCTGATCTATTAAATAGACACAGAACCTCTACTTATTACTTTTATAAAGAGCATGATAAAAGATTTGATAGTGATATTAATTATGCTAAATCTTATACAAAAATACTTAAAGAGATTAATGGTTATAAAGAAACAAGTAAGGTTTTTTTAGAGAAAGCATGGTTAATAAAACATCTTGAAGAATTTGGTTTGAAAAATAGCAAAACAAAAGAAATTTTATTTACTTTGAAAACTGGAGATGTAAGCTATCAATTCTATTCTAATTATTATAATTTTGCTAATGATTATGATTTAGTACAAAAAGCTATGAAAGGTTATAGTAAAAAATTAAACTGGGTTATGTTATGAAACATTTGTTAAGTGGTACAGCATTTTTAATTATCAATAAGAGTTTAACTAAAAGTATTGGTTTGAAAGGAGCTGTACTACTTGCAGATTTAATTAGTAAGGAAGAGTACTTTATTGCTAATGGTATGGTAGATGGATGGTTTTTTAATACTGAAAAAAATATTGAAGATGATACTACTCTTACACCATATCAACAAAGAAAAGCTATTAAAGTGTTGATAGATAATAAGTTAATAGAAGTTAAAAGAAAAGGTATTCCAGCTAAACAATACTTTAAAATAAATGAAGAACAAGTTATTAAGAAACTAAACAACTTGAACTCAACAAACTTAACAACTATTAATAAGAATAAAGAAATAAAAATAAATAATAAAACCTTTACTAAACCAGAAATTGAATGGATTGAAAATTATATACATGGTAAAAGATTAAGTGTAGATGCTAATCAATTTTATGATTTCTATGAAAGTAAAGGGTGGTTAGTAGGAAAAAGTAAAATGAAATGTTGGAAGGCAGCATTAAGAACATGGGAAAGGAGAAACAAGAACAAAAAACAAATCAAAACAACTATGAGTAAATTAGATGCTCAAATGAATGAATACTTAAAGGGAAAAGAATATTTATGAAAACAATAGAACAAGAAACATTAAATGATTTAACTAAAAAAGTTTATGAGCTTATAGCTAAAACCTCAATAGAAATAGGACATAAAACAGATGGTAAAACTATGGCTAGTTTATCAAAAATTTTTGCTAGTGATTTACAAAATGAAAAAAGATTTAAAAATTTAACTTTCAATCAGGTTCAGGATGCTTTTCATCAGGGAGTTAGGTTTGGTAAAGATGAACCATTTTTGAATATAAGAACTTTTTATAAGTGGGTTTATGCTCACAAAAAAGTAATAGATAATTCATACTATGAAGTAAACACTTTAGGTAAACCAGCTGATAAAGTTTTGTACTATCAAGATAAACAAAAGCTATTGAAGTGATTGAGTTTTTTAAACATATTACAGGTTTATGTGGTGAACCTCATCCTAGTATACTATCAATTATATTAGGTACACCATTTGTTAGTTACATATATTTTAAATTAAAAAAAATAAAAAAATGATCACTAATGAAGATAATATAGAGTTAATGTCAAGATATGAAGATAACTACTTTGACCTTGCTATCGTTGACCCTCCTTACAGAGATAGCAACCAACCCACTAAAGATATGAGAGCAAATGGTTCAATGAAAAGTTTAGAGGGAAGACCATCAAAAGAATATTTTAACGAATTATTTAGAGTAAGTAAGGAACAAATAATTTGGGGTGCTAATAATTTTGAATTGCCTCAATGGAAAGGGTTTGTTGCTTGGAAAAAAAAGACAATAGGAATATCTTTTACAATGTCAATGTTAGAAGTTGCAAGCCTATCGGAAAACCTAGGGACTACATCTAAATGGATAGAAATTGCCCCACAAAACCCTAATAGAATACACCCAACACAAAAACCTGTAAAACTGTACGAGTGGCTTTTAATAAATTATGCAAAAGAAGGAGATAAAATATTAGACACTCATTTGGGTAGTGGAAGTATTGCAATAGCTTGTCATAATCTTAAATACGACTTGACTGCTTGTGAGTTGGACAAAGAATATTACGAAGCAGCTATTAAAAGAATAGAAAAACATAAACAACAATTAACTATATTTTAAAATGATAGGATGGGTTTTGATAACTGGTGTCTTTATGATCATTATAAATAACTTAAAAGAATAAGATATTAACAGCTAAAAAGTTAATAAATATTTTGAGCTATATAAAACTAAAACATATTTATACTAAATTTGAAACAAAATTATATGAGTAAAGTTGTAATTGAAACTAATAATAATTGAGCGGTTATACTTTGTGGAAGTTACTGCCCTACTTTGATAAACAACAATAATTAAAATAAATTAAATAAAAAAACTAATTTATACTGGATAGGGTTCTTTACTCATATAATTTATAAAACTTTTAAAAATGAAAACTAAAAATGAAATTATTAAACTTTTAACTCATGATAAAAGATTGAGAGATAGTGATAGTAAATTGATTGCTAGGTTTTGGAGTAATGAGTTAGAAGCAAAAGGAATTGATGTAAAAAAAATAACAGCTTATGAGTTTTTGTGTTTGTTTGCTACAGGGAAACTACATAATACTGAAGGTATTACTAGGATGCGTAGAAAAGTACAAGAAGAAAACATTAAGTTAAGAGGTGATAGGTATTATGAGAGAAAAACAAAACTTACAAATCACATGAAGGAAAAGCTAGGATATCCTATAGATAATAGCTGTAAAGTACCTAAACAGCGAGGTTACTTTGAATATTAATGAAATCAATAAGTAAATTAAAAAAAGAACTAGATAAGTGGTTCAGCTTATATATTAGGTTAAGAGATGCTAGCCCTGGTGGAATAACAGAGTGTTTCACATGCGGTAAGAGGGAATTTTACAAGAGGTTACAATGTGGCCACTTCCAATCAAGAAGGCATACAGCAACAAGGTGGAATGAGCATAATTGCCAAGTACAATGCCTAAAATGTAATATGTTTCAACAGGGTTGCCAATGGCAATTTGGCAATAATTTAGATGCAAAGTATGGTAAAAGTACATCTCAAGATTTATTTATTTTAGCTCATTCAACTGTTAAAATGACTAGAGTAGATTATGAAAATGAGATAGGTTATTACAAAACCTTTGTTAAAAACTTAAAATTAGATTTAGGAATAGAGTAACTTTTTTTTTAACTTTGTCGTATGAGTACACCAATTTATGCAAATGAACAGCATAAACAAACGATAGAAAGCTTTTTATCGGTGTGTGATGGGTTTGCTCAAGATATAGGAACTAAATCAAAATACCAATCATATCAAGAAGTTTTAAAGGTTATCATAGATTACCATAATAACTATGGAGCTGGTGCAAAAGAAAACAATTACTGGGACTGGTTAATGATAATACCTATCAATGTTTCTGTAATGACACAGGGTTTTTTTGCTGGAGTAGAGAGTAGGCAAAAAGCTGGTACTATAAGAGCTTACAGATTAGTATTACAGGAAGTACTAGAAGATACAGTAAATAAAATAGAAAAACTTG